TTTAGGTATTCGCCCATTACTTCAGCTAATCTTCCGAATGCAGAGATATTGATCCACTCTGTTTTTTCCACTTGTTCGCCTGAGTTTTTATCTTTCCATTTCTCAGAGCAAGCAAGGCTGAAGCTGGCTATTGCTTTACCGTCTGAGGTGTATCGTACTTCAGGGTCTTTTCCTAAATTACCTATAAACTGACATTGATTTAAACTGCTCATTTCATTAATTCCTCAAACTCTCGTTGTTGATCTTTATTTAGAGCGGCATTCAATAGTTTCATAGTTATCTCTGAACAACCCTCTACATTTTCAGATAATTGGCCTGCATCTTTACTGTCTAATGATTTAAGAATATCAAAGAAAACATTTTCGCCAGTACTGACAAAATCGGCGTGTTCTTTTCTTCTCTGAGTTTTCCCTCCACGAGGAATAGCGCCGATCATTCCACGATGTAACGAGGTGTAAACTTCCATATCTACACGCTTTTCAAATAAAAACATGCCTAGTGGATCGTCATTTTCGATGAATGAATAGAAAGCTTCTTTTTGTTGTGTGGTGTACTGGTAGTTATAATCCGCAATATCTGTTTCGTGTAGGGTTTGTAGTATCTTAGAAGATTGCTCGCTGTCTCGGATATTTGCAGGCCATTGCTTCGCTGCGATATACGCCATGGTCTTTTCGACCATTGATTTTTCATCAGACACCCAAGGCGGCTCATGCGCCCATTGCTTTTTATCTGTTTTGGCTTTATAAGATTTATAGGACTCTGAGCGGTCGCGATGTTTCTCAAAAATATCTGTTATTGGAGCAACAACGACATGTATGTTCCCGTCTGGTAAATAAGTAATTGCGAACGCGCCTGATATTTCTCCCCGTGTTTCGTTGTCTGCAAACCAATCAGCCTCATGCTTTGGTTTTTCTTGATCGTCGCCAGACCATTCAAACGAATCATTTTTTCTCACAACCCGAATAACTAAGCGGTCAATTACCCCCATTCTCTGATGAATGGCTTCAACTCCCTTATAACCGACTTGAAGTTGTATGTTTGTGATGGCGTTACCTTTAGCATCTTTTTTCTGACTCTTTCTCGGTAATAACCAACCTTGCCGTTTCCCTTCCGTCAAGTCTAAGCCGAGGATAGCTGCCTGAATAAGCGATTCATGAACTGATTCTGGGTTATTAGCCGCTACATTCATAATATAATCATTCTTCGTTAGAGCTTGCTTGGCGGCGTGTAGCTGGGAATCTGGGAGCAAGTCCCACTTATACTGAGAAAGCGTAGAGACGAACTGTCCGGCTGCGCCTGTTACTGCATTATCGACTTGTGTAACTAGATTATTCATTTTCTGCCCTCGTTTTTCTATAGCATACACTGTTACGGTGAACATGCCACTAATTATTTATAACCATTTTCAATAGATATGAAACGTCATACCAATGTTTATCTCTGTCGTAAATATAGCTAGGCATATCTTCTGGTAAAATAAAAACCTTCCACCTACCCTTTTCTAATATAGGGCATACAACGTTAAGCCCGGTCTTATTTCGGATATCCTTCAAAAGATTTTGCGACTTTTCATAACTCATCTTGAATCTCACTTATTATGCCGTCTTTAATGGCTTTCTGAAGTGTTTTAGCTACAAATCGCCATTGATCCTGTCTGAGTCCTGGAAACAGATCTAATCTGTGAAATTTACCGTCATGACAGATCCAGCATGAAGGCATGGTTTCAAAATCTGATGCTTTCGTTCCCATTCCGCCCTCACCGACTCCGATTGCGTGATGTGCAACACCGCCAGGGCCACCACAAAAACAGCAATCTAGCGTTCTCACCCACTTTAGATATTTCTTGCTTCTTATAGGGTTGTCTTTCCATAAAGGCGAGACCATACTCATTTTTTCACCTCGAAAGTTTCTATAATATACTCCAGCTTCATTATCTGCTCGCATAGCTGGCCTTTTTCTCTTTTCAGCTCAATAATCTCCTTGTATTTTTCCTCAAGAAGTTTTGTTAAGTCTTTTAGTGGGTCTTTATCAATCATCAAGAATGTCCTTTAGTATTTTATCCATAGTTTCGTTTGTCATAGGCACTTCAATATTGATATGCTCAACATAGGTGATGTTATCTGGATAGAATATTTCATCCATAATTCGATCATAATCACGATCTTTTTTATAGTCCTCTAAGATAATTACATCACTCATTATCGCTTACCTCTGTTTCATCAACCGGCAATCTCTTACCAAAATCATACGCGTAAATAACAAACCAAATAAGTATGCCCGCATTCCACATCCTGCTAGCAAAATCATCATCAACAACAAAAGAAAACATTAGGAACAAAAAAGCAATTAACAGCACAAAAAATTCCGGCCCTATTTTTATCTCAAATTTAGTGAATTTCATTATTTAACCCTCACCGGCAGAAGTAACTTGGCTATAAGTTTCTTTCTCTTATAGCTCGGCATGTTTGCCAGCTCCACTTTAAGAACGTCAACTAACATTTTTCTACGGATAGAATCAGGTACGTTCCTATTTCCTGTCTCCATTGAATTAAGACTTTTCAAAGGGATATCTGTTCCGCATTCCTTATTTAGCTCGTCAACACATGCTAATTTTGTGCCGTTTCTTTTCTTAGCTTGTTTGATCCACTCTGCTACTCTATCAGTCATGTTTACGCCTTATAGTTTTGTAAAAAATTTAATATGCCTATCTGATCGGTTGTTTCTTGCCATTTCACAGGCAATCTTTGACCCTGCGTTAGTAGTAAAGCACTCTGAAAATGGCTTACCTTCTTTAGTTACCCCAGAGTAAAAATAAGTTTCTTCTTTTTTCTTAAACCACATTTTAATCCCCTACAATCCTGTATTTAACCCCAACCATATCCAGGCCAGCATCATATTGAGAGATAACAGACTCATGCAGATAAAATACCGTCCAGTTACCTTTTTTAATTCCAATCTCAACTATTCCAATGTCCTGTCCTAGTTTACGGTTCTCGGTTTGCTGGAATCCCCGAGCGTTATACTCATGAACCGCCACGCCGATATCAACATAAACCCCAGCTTCTGCGCCTTTAGTGAAAAAGGCTGATAGAATCGGAACCAGAAATATAATTGAAACGATTAAACCTTTTGTTGTTATGTGCATTAGAATTGCTCCCCTTCTCGTTTAAATGCACTAGGCTTTAATACCAAAGGCTTAGAAGCGCATACAGTTTGAACTTCAACCTCAGAGCCATGTTCGTTGTCCGATGTTCTCATTGCCACCATTTTGAACTCACATTTTCGTTCTGCCATTTTATCGATGAACTCGATGGGGGTTACTTGCATTGAAGCACACCCGCTTAAAGTTATTGCTAATAGTAAACATTTCATGATTTGCCCTCGTTTATAATCTAGTTTCTCTACCAGCAAAGCCGCAATTAAGCGGCTTACCGGAATTTGTCAGATTCTGGGGATTTACCCCCTAATTTGCATTTTTCTATCCTCTTAACGTGTTAAAAGAAATATAATAATGACGGCTCCGTGTCCGCCTTCTGCACCCAAAAACCCCAGTTAAGGGGCTAAGTTAGGTGTAATTGTTAGTCTACTATAATCCTATAAATTGCCTGACCGATAAATATTATTGCAAAAGCTGTCCAGAATAAGACTATACAAACTGTTCCGCATATATGTGGGAGTTTAGAAGTAGTCATTGTCGGTCATATCCCAGTCAGGGCGGTCTTGATCTTCGTCGTCACTATTACGGAAGTCTTCAAGATCGTCTAACCTGGTTCCGTCGAAGTCCAGAGTTTTTAATTCAACTTCAAGCTCCATTAAATCGTCACAGTTGCTCATAATAAATCTCCGTTTTCGTATATGTTGCCGATTACTTCAAACTCACTAGGTTCGGAACTGTATGCCATTTGGCGTTCTAACGATTGAGGATGTCCTTTTGTTGCAAACATACCGTCTTCAAAAACAACCTCATAATGTACTGTCCTTGCATTGTGGCCGCATTTCTCGCAGCCTTTATTGTGATATCCGTTTAAAATGTCGCCAGAATATATCTCTTTACCGTTCTTATCCTTTAAGCCGGTGTATTGCATTAATTCAAGTTTAAACGACTGATCTACTAAGTTATCGCTACCTTCATCTGTGCCTAGATTGAACCAAGTAGTCCCGTCATCAAGCTCTATAAAATACCTATTGGAGTTCACGAAATACTTATTTTCTATATCCCACGCCCTGAATTTAATCTCCCTCATTACTCACCCACTATTCGTTTAATGTTTTCAAGTTCTGTGATTTCTTCCTTAATCTTGCCTAGACTGGCCTGATACTGTGGCGCTGTAGTCGCAAGCGTGAATTGAAACCGGCGTTTTTTAATCATTTTGTTAACCATGTAGTCAATAAGTGATACCTGATTATGTGTAAATTCTAGTGTTTTCATTGGTTTTGCCCTCCAGTTACATATCATATTAGCACGACTGCGGTGAATATCAAGAAGTTAATGCAAAAAAAACCCTGAAGTATGGGGGCTTCAGGGCTAAACGCTTTGAGAGAAACCGCATAGCGTGGGACGCGGGGTATATTTCACTTGCATAGAGGGCAAGCTCATTGTAAGCTGCAAGGGTCAACGAAATATGTGTGTAGTTTAAGGGCAAAACTAAGCTACGTCAATATATTAACATTCGTTAATTTACTCACATTTTTCCTAGATCGCTTTACTCTGTTCGCGCTTGAGGCTTTGTGAATTTAAAGCAAAGAGACTGGGGCTACGGCCTAAAATACACCACGGCGTGCATCAATCCTGTGCAACCAGGAGCGAGACAAAACAACCTGACAATAGACAGGTAAAGCGGTTGCCAGAGTCCTTTAATAAGCCTCTGATTGATTAACGGTTTTCAACCGTGGTATTTTTGTGGGTCAAATAACTTAAAAGAGGTGCATTATGAATGCGTGGGAATTTTTAATAGATTTAAACAAAGTTTGTCATTTTATGAGTCGTGAAAGACAAGGTAAAGCCAGTAACGGCGAGTTAAAACGATGGACCATGAATAAAGCACTAGTGATTAACGGTGAAAAAGTCGGGTGGAATGAAGAAATAGATTTTAAAATTAATAGTGTCGTATTATTCCCTAAAAACCCAGTGACTTTATTTTAAATAATTCCTTGATATTCACCATAACGGTGCTAATCTAGGTAACAAGTTAGAGATATTAATTGAGGGTAAATATGAAAACATTAAAAGAAAAGATAGAAGTAATGCAGGCGGCAGAAGATGGTGCTGAGATTGAATTCATGCAAAATGGGTTTGATAATTGGCAAGATACGCTTGGCGACCCAGTATGGAGTTGGCCTGGTAATGACTACCGCATCAAACCTAAACCTAGGGAGTTTTTTTGGATAAATCTTTACAGCAAAGAACCTCATCTCGCGTATGTATCTAAAGATAAGGCTGAAGAACGCGGACAAGAGAGCTTTATAGAAACTATTAAAGTTCGTGAGGTCATAGAATGACAGACGAAGAACTATTAAATTTTGAACTAAAGGAATTTCCTGACTTTCCAGGGGCTGAAGTTGATCCTTATGAGCTACCGGAAGTACTTCCTATGATATTTAATAAACAGGCGGATTAAATTATGATTTTTATAGGCGATATAAGAAAGTTTTTATTAATGCCGTTTTCTTGCAAATGGAATGGGTTAGTAAGAGATATCACAGCAAAATATGAAGGAACTTGGTTAATTAGAAGCAAGAAAGATTGAGGGCAACCAATGGAATACACACCAGAATTTGAAATGCTTTGGAAGATTAAACCTAAACGTACAGGCGGATTAAGATGATTAAGAAAAAGTTTATCTCTAAATATCTGGTGTACTACGTATTTTTAGGCGGGTTTTGGTTTCGTTTAAACGGATACGGGTTATTAGTAATAAATAGAAATATAAATCCTCCGCTATTTTCTAGTAGAAACAAAGGGTTTAGATTATGGAATTGGCAGATTTCGTTATTAAAGTGAGGGCAACCAATGGAATACCCAGAAAAATTTGAAATACTTTGGAAAATGTACCCTAAAAGGGTTCCTAATAATCCTAAACGTGGAGCATACGAAAAATATAACGCCAGACTGAAAGAAGGTGTCTTGTACAGTGATTTACAGGCCGCCGTTTTAAGGTATTACAATTATTGTAGAAAGAAGGACAAAATTAACACTGAATTCGTTTATCAGATGCAGACTTTTCTCGGTGTAAAGGTTGCTGGATGGGAAGAAGACTGGGAAGTCCCCACAGTTGAAGTAGAGGAACACTGGAAAGACAAGGCTAAACGGTTAGGTATGACCGCCCAAAAGGGTGATACTTGGGCAGATTTTGAACAGAAAGTGAGGCAGGCAAGATGAGTGATCTAGAATTAGCAATAAAATACTACAGTACAGAGTTCAGTAAGAATAACTATATCCACATCAGCAGTACTAAAAAGATTCATATGAGAACTTTACTGGAGCAACAGCAAGCCAAGATAGATAAGCTTCAGAAGGCTGCTAACTTACCATCAAGCTATAGAGTAGCAAAATCGGCAATGAAATATTTCGATAGTGAATTTATGGGCCAGGAGCCAAAGCAATTATGGTCTTGGGCTATAGAAGAAGCCCTAACAGAGCTATCTAATGACTCGTAACAGCCTTACGCCAGATGTAAGCCGCGTGAACTTGACCGACATAGTTTCCACGGTAATCAAGACCTTTGTCGATTATACGCTGTATAAGGTCTTCTGTAGGGCGAGTATGAGCCGCTCGGATAAGAGCATCGAGATCATGGGAATCTTCCTGACGGGCTGTAGGTGCAACAGTAATATAATTAATCATAAGGGTATCCTTATATTATAAACACTTAATATAAGTATATACTTATAACAGAAAAATACAAGTGAGGGCAAAATGTGTAGAGATAACAGTTGTTTACTAATGTTTAAACTGGCTTCAAAAGGGTTAATGATATTATTTGCGATTATCACTATTTATTACCCTGAGTCACTTTTTCCGGTATTTACCGCTATCGCATTGATTATTTTTTGCTGGTGCGCTGTTTTGTTAGTTGTTAGAGAGGCATTAGAGAAATGACAGAAGAAGACGCAAAAACTAAATGGTGCCCGCATATCCGCTATCCGAATTTAATGGATGCAGATAATAATTACTCTGATGGGTGTAATGTAAATGCAGAAGGAAATAGAAGTCCGTCAGCTTTTTGTTGCGTAGCGTCTGATTGTATGATGTGGGTATGGGATGAGGCTTTTACTGTCAACGCAGCAAATCAGAAGATAGGTGAAACTAATTATGACACAGAAGGCCATTGCGGGTTAATTAAATGACAGACGATCACACAGCCATAAAGCCTATGGACGTTAAAGAAATAACGACCTTCTACGGCCAAGACACACCAGAAGCGGCCCTTGTTTGCTGTCATGAGGCTAATTTGAGACTGATTAAGCAAATAAAATATCTTGAAAGCCTTAAAGGCATGATTAGCGGTTACGATTCAGTTAACTGATGCTGGCAATAAAGCCATAACAGTAATATAGATAAAGGTTAGGGGGAGTTGAAATGATTGAAATAAAAAATAGATTTACCGGCGAAATTTTAATAAAGGTAGATTCGCGTGATGCTGATTTGCGTGGTGCTGATTTGCGTGGCGCTAATTTGTATGGTGCTGATTTGTATGATGCTGATTTGCGTGGCGCTAATTTGCGTGGTGCTGATTTGCGTGGTGCTGATTTGCGTGATGCTAATTTGCGTGATGCTAATTTGTATGGTGCTAATTTGCGTGGTGCTGATTTGCGTGGCGCTAATTTGTATGGTGCTGATTTGTATGATGCTGATTTGCGTGGTGCTGATTTGCGTGGTGCTGATTTGCGTGGCGCTAATTTGTATGGTGCTGATTTGCGTGGTGCTGATTTGCGTGGTGCTGGACTGGTCATCCACGGCCTTAAATGGTATGTGCAAATAGTTAAGAATCAAATGCGTATAGGGTGTAAAGAATACGACATAACCGAATTGGAAAAATTCACAGATGCTGAAATTGAAGTTATGGATAGAGGCGCGCTTGAGTTCTGGTTAGAAAATAAAGATATGTTGTTAGGGATATGTCAGAAATTTAAGGTAGTTAAATGACAGACGATCACACAGCCATTAAGCCTATGAAAATATTGATGGCTTGTGAAGAAAGCCAGGTCGGATGTAAGGCATTTAGGGCGCGAGGTCATGAGGCTTATTCGTGCGATCTCCAAGATTGCTCAGGAGGTAAGCCTGAATGGCACATTAAGAGGGTTGGTTTTTTTCAAGGCGTTATGGGATGCGCCGATAGATAAAATCTGTTTAGAGAATCCGCAGCCCCATCCCTATGTATATACAAAAGTTGGACGGTTCCACGATAAAATTCAGCCGTGGATGTTTGGAGAGCCAGAAACAAAAGGTCTTTGCTTATGGCTTAAAAATTTACCGCCGTTAATGTCCACAATGATAGAAACGACACGAGATCCAATAAAACACATGTTGCCACCTGGCCCAGAGAGAGCAAAAGAAAGAAGTAAAAGCTTTCCTTTGGTGATGAAAGCAATGGCCGAACAATGGAGTTAAATATGAACGACGATCACACAGCCATAAAGCCGAATGAAGAGCTTGAAGATGCCCAGGTTAAAAAGATTATGGACATACTCGGGGTAGACACTAAAGATGCGGCTATTATTATTTTGTATGAGTCGTTAATTAAACAGGATAAAGGTTAGGGGGAGATATGACTAAGAAAATAAGTTCTTTTGAGTATGCGTTCAACAACATAATTAATCCTGAGTTAAATAAAGGATTAGAGCCAAGAACTGAAGCCGAAGAAAACGAATTATTAGAAAAGGATTTAAAAGAACAGCTTGGTAAAATGAGAAACGCGACAACAGGCGAGCCTTTAATATAAAGTTTAACAGTCAGGTGGTGTATGCCCTGACTACCATTTAATGGCGGAGAATGCGGAGAATTAGCAGCTTGGTTCATTACCAAGTGTTTCGTAGGTTTGATTCCTACCTTGCGTCACCATTTAAAGAGTAACGGTGATAATTGTGATTAATGAAGCAGAGCTAAATAAATTAATAGAGCTTATCCCTCCTTTTGAGATGCCGGAAAGGTTCAAGCCTAAATATGTGTGGTTCGGTTGGCATCCGAACTATCCAAGATGGTCAAAATCTTGCTGGGAGGGAAGAACGGAAGAAGAAGCCGTTCAGTGTCTAGGGGATAATGAGAAAACTTATTATATGGCTTTAGTTTCTCCTGAAATGGTTGTAGTTAGGTACAAAAAACCAACTAACTTAGAACCGTGGAAAATTAAAGACTAACAACTATATAGGTGAATAAGATGAGTGAGATAGTTAATATAGAATATGTAGAAGTTTGCTGTTTGGTATTACCTTCTGGTAAAAATCTTTGGTTTGAAACCAGTGCCGGTGATGACTACTTAAAAAAAGTTATGACTAAATGGAAGAATGAAAATCCTGAATATGTAAATGAAAACTGTACATCTGGTGCCGTAGTAATAAATATGCCGAAGGAAAAATATATTGCAATAGGAGCACAATGCGGTGGTGGTGCTTTTGAATTTCCTAGACTAGCTATATAGGTGAACAAGATGATTAAACCGGAGCAGGTTAAAAAATTAGCAGAGTTTATGGGATATAAAATACTCGACAAAAAACGCGGTATAACTCAATCAGTAGATGATGTTCGTAAATTAGCTCACGGTGGTTATATTTACCTAGACTCTTTTAACACACTCGAAAACGCAGACCAAGATAGCGCGCTTGAAAGGGAATTTAAAATACATACTCAGCCTCTAGGTACACAGTGGCTTGCTTCAATCTGGACTGAAACTAATCCAAGCTATTTAATTCAAGAAGAAGGTGACTCACCAAGTGAAGCAAGATTAAAAGTTACCATTGAATACGTTGAGAGGTTAGAGGGATGAGTGATTTAATTAAAGTAATTATTTTTGATAGAGCGTCAGAGCGCCCATTTTATGTTTGCAGTAGTCAGCCTGTAGGGACTGAGTTTGTTAGTTATGACGATTACAAAGACCTACAAGAACAGCTTGAGCAATCAAAACAAGAAGCCGATAGTTTAGCTTTAGCTATATATAATCGCCACTATAAAAACGAATCACCTGAGTTTAAGTTATTCGCTTCTGTTGCCGGTGTAATTACTCAAATTAACAATATGACAGCCGGATTAAGTGAACAGCTTGAGCAGAAAGATAAAGAGATTGAAATGTTGCATGAAAGTGAGGTCAACCCAGCTAAATTAATAGCGGTGCTAGCAGAAAACAAAAAGCTAAAAGCCAGAAACGAGAAGCTTGAGCGGGGTGTTAGTGATATTTTAGAATGTCAAGATAAAGAGTATACAACAAGGTTAATTTACAGTAGAAGGGCTAATAAAACTCAGAAAGCCCATGTTCAATGGGTGCAATCAAAAGAGCGGTTAAATGAAGCTCTACGACAATTAGGGGTTACGTGATGAATGAAGAAACGGCGAGTTTCTTAGCTAAACATAGAAGCAGGTTAAACAAACATTATCAGAATTTAGGTAATTTCCTTGTTTACAGGTTTTACACGAATCGTTCTGATGATATCGATTTACAGATAATGGAGCTTTTAAAGGAAAAAATAGAATTAACTCTTACTCCCGAATAGCCTTAAACCTGGCATTCACGTCTTTTAAGATTTCTTCACATTGCAGAACTTTAACCGCGCATGTACGAGGCGTATCAGACCAGTGGAGCTCGACAGTCTCAGCCGGTACAGTTAAGGCTCCGTCAGGTTTAATCCTCTGAGGTGCGCTTGTACAGCCCCATGTCGTTGAAATTAATATCAGCGCAGGCAGTAGCATTAACAGTCTTAACTTTGATGATTTTATCACGATAGATAACCCTCTCTTTTACTTTGGCTTCGTTGACATCTTTGACCTTTTCTACGTCTTTGGCTTTTTCGGCTTGTTCCACGTGAAACATTTTAGCCACTACGCCATTTGCACCGGCCTTGTACATAAAGAACCCGAAAGAGATTAAGGCGACAATTTGGATATATATCTTGTATTTTCCCAGCATATCTACCCCTTCTTTTTAGTTTTATCGTCCCATACTGCGCCGAATACATAAGAACCTATAACAGACGCGGCCAGTCCATAGTTACAGTATAGCACTACTTGAGTTGTTGGATTATCAGTTCCAGACCAGACGATTTTAATCACGATGCCGGCACAGAATAACAGTGTGGATATGATGATGGTTCGACGTACTTTCCAGTTTGGATTCATTTTTTACCCCTAGGCTTTACTCTTTTTGATCTTCGATAAAAGATTTGAGCATTGTATTAGATACCCTCTGATCACTACTAATCTGTGATGTTACTTCAAACACCTTATCAACTTTTATATTCAATCCGTTTAGATTGTCTTTTAGCGGTTCCACTGTTCGATCAACAAACGAAACGACTCTATCCTCCGGCATATAATCTTTCATTTTTTCTTTAACCTCATCAATTTTACTATGAATCGTTACAAATTTAGTCTCAGTGGCTGTGCGCTCTGCGGAAAAATCGTCATGCTGTTCTTTCAGCCGATTATTTGTCCTGGTTATAATAATGCCCATAAAAAACATAAAAACGCCAATAAATATATTAAAAACAATCAAAGCTGTTTTTACGTCCATAACTGATCCTTATTGTTAGTATTCTTACTCGTTAAATTCTGTTTTTAAACCATCCGAATATAAAGGTTTCGTCTTTTTCCCTTCTTTCAGCCAGTTCTACGTAGAAAGCTCCCTGTAAAGCATTGAGCATCTTAAAAAGTACCACTTCTCCGGACTTGCCGCGAAGGCTTAAATATTCGCCTAATGTTCTGACTGTAGCGGGGCCAAGTTCACCATCGACAACCAGATCGTCATAATCACTACCGCGCCGGTTCAGGACGTTTAACGATCTTTGCACAAAGGCGGCGGCTCGTTTAGTACCCATGTTTACACCAGTGTCGGCAATTTCTTCTGCGAGCAAAAAGCTAATTGATTCAACCGAGTCTAAATGAAGTCTATCCCAGTACTTTCGGGAGTAGATTTCAAAGGCAGTCGCCTCTGGGATGTCTCGCATATACCCTAAATACCCGTTTTGCCGGGCTACACGCTCAGTAATTCCGTAGTTAGTCGGGCCGCCTGAGTCATGGGGGTTATCCACAAAACCGCCCTCAACCTCGATAATGTTATTGATAATCTTGTTTTTAAGGTTACTCACAATAAATCCAGGTCAATAATAAACTGCTCTAAAGTCGTGGCGGAGCCTTCTAAAGCTCTAATCTGCTCTATTTTCAACCATAAAGCCTCTCCAGCATCTAATTCGGCTGTTTCAGCCAGAGTCACAGTACCTTTGTATTCTTTTCTTTGTAAATAACTCATTCTTGCTTGTAAGTTATTCTCTCGGATCAAGAAATTAGGCTCATTGCTCGGCGGTAAAAGGGCAATAATTCTATTTGCGGCCTCGGTTTTTATGCCGGTGACTCGATTAATCTCATCTGATTCAGCTTTATTAGCCGCCCATTCTGTCTCAAACTCTGTGATTTCGACCAATGACAGTGCTATATGCCCATCTTTATAAGTCCTTGTGCGGGGCTTATCTAAGCCATCAATCGCCCACTGATCCATAAATGCTTTTTCTGCGGTATCAGATAATAATACTCCGTTTTCGTCGTATAACATGTTAAGCGTCCTTTATTCCATAAAGTCTGAATAAACCAGAATTTATATTTCCTGATGATGGATAAAACCTAACCCCGTCTACTGCTGCGGTATCTCTAAGGTTTCCCCCTAAAATAGCCGTAGTGAAGTCTGCAGTGCTCTCATACGTAACATGACCCCAATACCTGGTATCATAAGTTGTATTATCCGGTGAGCTGAGGTGAATCTCGCCTTCTAATGCTGAATAAGCGTTGCCAGTCGGATCGGCACTCATTGAGTTAGCTATTCTAAAGACAGTATCGGAAGCGCTACCTAAAGGCGTGGTAGTGGCGGCGGCGTAATTCTCGTTATTCATCCATCTATAATTACCCGCTGTAACAAAAGTACCAGCGATAGAGAACCTCATATATAAAGTTGATCCTGTTGTCGCTATATCTACGTTAGTGAATTTGATAACATAATGATCGTAAGTCCCGTCGATATTGGTTGTAAAATCAACCGTGGCGCTGTTTGATGCGGTTTGAGTTGCGAGTAAAACCATGCTTGCGCCCGTTGCGGCTGTTGGAGCCCTCATCGGGTTTAACAGCTCCCACACAGTATTAGTCAGATCATACTTAAGGATTATAAAACTGCCTGCTTTTATGTCTCCAGCTGCTAAAGCCACCCCGCCATCCTTGGTGATGGTCCTGGCTGTTAGAGAGTCAAGCTGGAACGTTGGGGTTGTTGTTGCATTATTAGAGGCCGCTTGAACAATAACCACTCGTCCGGCCACATCTGTTGTATGAGCAGGTGAGAAAGTGCCCGTAAGAGCGTCCGCTGTGCCGCCTGCTGTAATTATGGCATTGTCGCGCTGATACATTGCAGCTATATCGGCTTGCGTTTCACGTCCTGCATTATTAACCGTGGAGGGTGCTTGCCCTTCAGGAAAATCAGTCGTATTGCTCGCCGCTGTGGTTGAATAATCTTCTACGTCTGGCATTGTCGCTGCCTCCCGACAGTGGTATAATTAAGTTATGGAAATAGACCCAATTTTACTGGGATACATTATCTCTCAAATTATCCTTTCTTGGTTATTCCGCCCCTTGTGAGCTTAATATTGCTGCCCCAGGCACGACTAATCCTCTAGATAAAGGTTGTTTTGCTGCTGCTGCCGCTGTTGGTAATTGAGCCATCTTATTTGCTTGTATTCCCATTGAGACAGATTTTATAGGATTGCTAACAATTTCAGCGCCTAACGGGATTTTCCTAAGAAGCGGGCTCCCGCCTATTCTATCTAAAACCGCCGCTATAGCGGTCGATGCGGTATTTGAATTATTAACCGCCGATCCTCTAGGTTGAACTTGTTCGTAACTTGCCACCCTTCCGATCGCTTTTAATGCTCTATATTCTGGGCCAGAAAAAAATATCTTTAACTTATCATTACCGATAGACGTTAATGCCTTATTAAACCCAGACTGACTAAAACTGCCAACCTCATCTGCAGCCCCGCTTAAAGCTTTGCTCTTTAAAAATTGAGCAATATTGTCTTTTACTGCGCTGATGGCCTCTGGATTGTTCTTCATAGCATTTTTTAATTTCCTAACATTGTTGATTGATGCATCTTTGCCTGCCCCAGTGATGTACGTTTGCACAAATTTATCAGGCTCAACACCATCAACTACGGCTTTTAATGCCGGTATATTCTCGACGTTTTTCATCCATTCTCTGTTTGCGGTTCTGGCTTTATTAAATGCTTTTATAGCATCTTTACCAAGGTTTTGACCTGCTAGCATAGGCGTGTCGTCAAGCGCCTCTCTGACCGCCCCTAATGCCATCTTCTCGGCCTTGTCTATTGTGGCGCGTTGTAATGCAGCGATATTAGTTTTAAATTGTTCAGCGACATCAACAGTTAGCGGGGTTTCACCTTTAGCGATCTTATTTAGATTGTTTCTGACATCGGCAGGGAGCTTCCCGCCTATCATCGCCTCATCCAGCAGATTATTTGCCTTTTGGGTGAAGTGGCTGGGATCTAATTTAGCGCTTCTTCCTTCTGTTCCCCTGGCATTCTTGTATAGCAAGTCTATTTTTTTGCTGGCGGTCGAGGCTTGATCATCTAATGTATCAATAATCTTTTGACCTGTTGCGGCATTACTCCCTGCTTTATCTGCGCCGAGTTTATTGATATTTTCAATCAGCTTTGTATTATTTTCCCCTTCTATTTTAGAAAGCCTCTCTAACCTTGGGTCTTTACTGTTGGCCCCTAACTTGGCCAGGTTCTTCTGTTTTGTCACAATACCCGGGTCTAATGTTAACGATCCCGCAGTAGGGGTTAAGCCTGTGGTGCGATAATCAATTAAACGGCGAACGACATCCGGAGACATTTCACCACGCTTTAAAGACTCCTTCATATCTTTGTGAAGTTGGTTTTTAACATTAGCAGCGATATCACCAAACTTTATACCTTGTTGTTTTGCAGCAGACTCCAGAATTAAGTCGATTTTAGCCAAGACTTTAGGATCTTTTGCTAATTTCTGATACACAGCTTTACCGGCGTTCAGTGCTCTCTTTCCACCTTCAATACTTAAAGGTGTGCCTACTCCTCCTATAACAGAAGCGATCACTTGTGCAACCGGGCCAGCCCCCGATTCTTTTGCTAAGCCCCCGGCGGTACCAGCTCCCACCGCAGAAGATAGCTGCATTCCTCGCCCTGAAGCCATTGTTTTGAGCACATTACTGGTTGTTGAGCCTGCGTTTGCAGCTAAAGATCCGGCTTTTGCGATTGTTCCCAGCCCAGCCCCACCTGCGATAATCTCATTGATCCCGGATGTAACGCGTTCTGTTGGGTTCTCAGGTTTAGGGAGATTAAGATAATCAGCCAGTCTTTTGCCGCCGCCAGATGGGTCGTCCATGCCAGCCGCCTGCACTCCAAGGCGAATGGGTGTACCAATAAAATCAGCCATACTCCCTAGCCCCTGAAGGCTAGACCTGGCATGTAATCCAATCGGGCGTTTAAAACCGTACAAATTACTTAGATTTTTATCATCTGCCTTAAAGACTTCCGAATAATCAGGAACTGCTGGTTTGATCTGACTTTTGCGTTTTGCTAGTTCACGTCGCGCCATTTCCTGCATTGCTTGTTCTTTAGTTGCCACTGATAATAGCCTCTAATTCTGCGTCTGTCATATCTGCGATTGATTTTTTAGGCGCGCCTCGGTCGCCTGGTTTTTTATATAGCTGATATGAATCAGGGTTTAACGCTTCAAATGCACCCTGAGACTGATTAACCAGTCCTCTTGTTGCTGTTTCTCTTGCTTTGGCTTTTTGATTAATTACCGCTGTGGAGTCGCCTGGTTTAGGGAAGTATGTCGATATCTCATCCCGCATTTCATCCGCACCAATAACCGCGCCTGATTCTTTACGCAGTTTAGCCCTTACCCAGCTTTCTTGGGATTGTCTATACAGCCTGGCGGCATCGCTCGCCATGTAGTTTCCAATCACCGGGATTTTTCCAGCGGCGTAATCTTCAAGATTAGCTGGATTGAACCCTTCTTTAACTAAAGAATTTATGCCTTGGGTTGCTCTAACCATTTGATCGGCAAAAGTTGCTGAGGTCGTTTGACCCTCACTAAAGCTTTTCTTACCGACTGTGATCCTACTGTCACCACTTTCTTTCTTTAATAATCCTGGTGATACAAGCTCTACAATTGGTCTGCCGCTTGAATCAACTGACTGGACTGATTTATATTTTGTAAAATCGCCTCCAGATACAGGTATTTGCTCTACTTGTCCGTTTGCTGGATTTAAACCGTACCAATTCCCTAGATCGTCCTGAGTGACATTTTTATACCCCGCCTGGCCGCCGCCCATTTGAGACAATAACCCTTTCATAACATCCCCGCCATATTGAGTTCCTAAAGCAGAGGTGACAAATTTTGCATATTCAGGCCGACCCGACAAGAGCCCTGTCGCTTCATTCTGGGCGGTAATCTCAGGACGTGCTTGACCGGCCAATAATGGTCCTTCCATTGGCTGTGTGGTCATTTCACCTGGCTTATAAAGGCTTTGCTGTAAATCCCTTAACGCAGCTTCTCTGCGGCCACGCCCTTGATCGCTTTTAAAGTTAAATAATGCCATGATTCACCTAATAATTTATATCAAAGCCAACCAAACCACCCAAACCAGGAGAGGATGAGCTCGTCCCCTCAGACAATACGGTAGGATTTCCGATACGTTTTCTGTATGCATCCATGCCGGAATAAGGTTGATCATAATTCATCTGGTTTAGATTATTAAATATCCCGGGTGCGCCTGATATCGCACTTTGTTGTCTGTTACGTTCTTGTTGGAATAATCCGGTACCAGCATCTGTTAAGGCTTTACCAAATCCAAGCTTGTGAAGTCCTGAACCAAATCGTCCTGCTGTTCCAAATTGAGACGCAAGCTGAGGCTGTATTTCCCGTCCTATCGCTTCCATTTGATCACCAAACGTCTCGCTACCAGGTAAATAATCGCCTCGTATCGTTGAAAGAAGCCCTTCCATAACAGCGGGATTAAGCTCTCCTAGTCCGCCTTGAAGTTGTTCCGTAACTTTCGGATCAATCCCTCGTGGGCCTCCTAGTTCGCTATAATATTGATTGAGCAGCGGCGCTTGATTCGGGTCAATAAAGGATCTTTGACTACTCTGATTCCCGCCTGTGATGGTGTCTAATAATCCCATGATCTTATCCTACTATTACATAGTTAAAAGTTCTATCTGCTGTCACAGAACTTACGTGAGTGACTGTGAATGTTTCTTTTCCGTTCGCTGATACATACATTGTAGAAATTTCTGTTGCCGCGCTGGCTGTTGTTGGGGAAAATAAAATAACTGAGTTAGTGCCAGCCCTTTTATCTGAAACGACCGTGGTGGTCTGACTTATCGTAACCGTAAATGATCCGGTATTACTCGTTTTCCCGTCATCATTTTCATTAATAGCGGAAGCCAACAAATAACGATGCTCTTTTTCATTACCATGCTTTGTGACAACTTTACTCATCGGCCACCTGCTGGCAGAGCCTTCATTATTTCTGCGCCTTGAATATCGTCATAATCTCCGGACGTAATCAGTCTGATTCTATGATATCTGGCTTTCTCTCTTACAGGGATATCACCGTTAGTTTCGGCTGAATACACTGAGCTCCAGACTGGGTCGCCTGTTTGTGTGTTTCTAGTGCCAATCTGGGCTGTGGCGACAGCATCGGTTAACGCTCTTATTCTGGATAAATGAGACTGCTGCCCTTCCACAGGTTGGAATTCGGCGGTCTCCATTGTAACGGGTTTAGTCGCTCCAGTGAAAAAACTAAACTTCCAATCTTTGTCAAATGCCGCTAGTGACACCTCGCCGCCTTGCCATACTCTCGAATCTAAAGATAAAGTCAGCGCATCAAGGTTGGTTGTGATCGCGTCCAATCCATCTAGTGTGTAGCCCAGCGATGAAGATTGCGTAATATTTGAAAGTGTGTAATCAGAACTCGACCAGCGGTTATTTTTCCAATTATAAATAATCTGTTTATCAAGCTCGCCATTCATAGCAATTGACGGGTAGGACCAGATAATAAGATTGTTAATTGGATCGACTGCTACCCTTATTCTTTCTGCGTAAAAGCTGTGTAAATCTATAAAAAAAGTTTTATCGACTTTATCAGCACCAATCGGAACAGATTCGGAATATCTCAGCATATAAAACCCATCTTCTGATAAATAGAAAATGCGATCTCCTACGGTTGCGACTGACCCTTGATATTTTGTCCCTCTGCCTGTTTCAAAAGTGTCTACATTAAACACAACAGGTGAACCAACGTAACTTACCCGTGTGATGGCTTTTTCCTGAAAGGCATAAAAATCACCGTTATAAACGACCTTTTTAACCTCACCGTAATTTGAATTTAGATCTTCAAAGTCAGACTGAGTTGCTGCGGAAACTGTCCAATCTGTGTGATCGCCAATAGCAGACCACCTTATTCTATGAGGTACTGCGCCGTCTGTCGTATCGTTAGTATTTCCGACCATTACAAAAAGTTCCGAAGAAGCAACTGTAGACGCGTTAAGCGTGGCGATCAAGTTAGAAAATAAGGCGCTAACACCTAGAGTGTATGTTTGAATAGGATCGCCAATGTTAACCGCGATCACTGCGTCTCCATATTGGGCAAATTCCCAATCATTTGCGGTATACCCTGCGGCTATAGATACGTCAGCCCATACTGTCGATGTGGCTAATTTACAAATCTTAGTGCTAGATCCAACAAACATGTGTGTATTTAAGTCTGCAGATTTTGCGGAAAAGGCTTGATAAGGTCTTTCTGTCAGCGCGGCGGAGAAGTTAACCAGATCGCGCATAGATTTATATGAAGTCTTCACGGGAAAACAGTTTTTCGCCTCGGTGCAGCCTGGGTTGCTAAGGGCAGGTTGATCGGGCAGCCATTCTCCAAACTCTAAAATCATGGGGTAGACGCCCTCACTGTTGAGCTGATTGAGCTACCATACTGACCCCTTTTCTCTGATGCATTTAACGACTTAACTAACGTTATATACTCTGATTTCCAGTCAACTGTCGTATCTTTCAGATAAGGACTCGCCGCAATTAATGCCGCATAAAGGTAAATAAAAGGATGATTGGTGAGTAACCAGTTTTCATCAACATCGGCCGAAAAAGCGGTGAATTTATAATTTCCGCCTATCTCTACATCAATTGAGGCATCTGGATCAGGTTTTAACTGTATCTCATCACCAATAATTGTATAGTGTTTAGGTGGTCCACCGCCAGAGGCTAAATATTTATCGGTTAATTGTTTAGGCGTTAAGTATTTTAAGGAGACAATCGGATCGGTATTGATTTGAATATCTCTCAATTCTAATAGATTGGCAGGGCTGGTGAAATACTCCGTTGTTACGGCAGTGACGATTCTTTGATACATCGCCCTTACACGAACACCTGGCAACACAGAAGGATCGACAGGCTTTGGATCGCCGTAAATAATCGACTCAGCGTATAAGATAAAATCAGGTATTCGAGCAGTTAAAGTAGAATCATTCAACCAATCGGCAACGGCGGTTTTTAATTCACCATAATTAGATATGCTCACATCCATACCGTCCTATTTTTAGTAAAGACTTTACCTGTAGTCGGAATGTGCCATGGCTCATTTTGCTGTATATAAAGCAACGCACGTCTTACCTCGTCTTTATCAGGAGATAATAGGTTATATCCAAGATTACGTAAACGGATCACATCACCCATTTCAATGCGTAAAGCATGGACCAGCCCACCGTTCGACTGTTTAAACTTTCCGGTCTCAGGTGTACGGTTACGCGCCTTTTTATTAGCGTCTATGGTTCCGGTTGAGTCATAACTCGTCTTTACAGTAAGGCTGCCTGATTTCTCATCAAAGTGCCTCGTTTCAACCAGTCCATCTTCGTCCATTAGTTCACTCCGACATAAGTAACCGTATAAGTGATTGAATCAGCATCTGCGTGAACAGGTGAAATCTTGACCGCCTGGGGTAAGATATCTTTTGCGATCGTATTAGCCGCCCCGGTTAAACTAGGGTGAACCCTGATAACAGTCGTTCCTGTGGCCGTGATAGCAGCAGAATCGATAATAGTGTACTCAATACCTGCAACAACACCATCTATATTAAAAACCACTGATGGCGTGGCCGCGACTGCAGTCACATCGATAACAAACAAACCGCCCAAGCTACCACAGACAAGCGTAGCCGCTGTCGGGGTCGCTGTTCTAGCTACGGACTCAAAAACAAGCCGTTCTTCTTTAAACGAATTTCTCATATTTCCTCTCCAAAGAGGGGCTTTCGCCCCACTCCTTTATCGCTTAATGGTGACAGTAAAACCAACAGGGACTGCGTTGCCTGATGCGCCATTAGTGGTCAGCTCAAGCCAATCGCCTGCTACAACATACCTGTTGTCGCTTGTGGGTTGCAGAGAATCAATATCACCCTCTGCACTTGCCGCAGTAGCAATTGTGACTGTTCCCATTGACGCATTTCCTTTGCTGACTGTCACAATAGCATCTGCGGTAATAATAGCGCCGCCTAATACTGTTCTAACATCAACCACTTCGCCTTCCATATCATCCACAATCGGAATACGGACAGATGAAGCGGTTGAGATATCAGCAATTTCTCCGGTCAGGAAAATATTTTTTAATGAATAACCTGGCATAATATTCTCCTATGAAGCAGACAGATCGTAAATCCCGCCGTGCGCTTTTTCATTACACATTTCAAGCGTGGCTTCAACGATAATCTGTTTGCGGTCACTATCACCTGTTTTAGCTAAATCTGCGCTTTGGAAGTCATCCAATACTGCAAATTTAACGTGCTCAGGATCAATGAAATATATAACGTCAGCCGGGACGAATTGATCAGGAACCATGCGGATTTCATTACCTAATGGATCGATATAAATATCAATAGTATTAGTTAACTTCTTCATATCCCCATCCATAGTACGGGTCGTATTACCTGAGAAATTGGCAACCTTACGTTTCTGGAATTTATTAAGGATCGCGATAGTCGGCTCGCCACCTTCCGTCCAGCATGAAGAGAGGACCTCTTCAAACATGCTCTCAGTTAAAGCCCTTGCTGTGCCGTCAGTATGAGCATCTGAACCGTCGCCCGTTGAAGCAGTTGCATCAGCCGCAATGCTTGTGTTTGTTTTAACCCAAGCCTGAACACCGGCACTCTCACGAGCAACGCCCGTGCCGCCAGCGACATAAGCATTATTCTCAAGTAAGATAGACTCGCAATCCCGCTTTAGCTCTTTCATTTTGGTTTCCATCTGGAAAGCCATTTCAGAACGACGACCTGCTTTGCTTACTTTTTCTTGAGTACGTGTAACGCGCGCGACCTTATCACTAATAGCCGTGTAGTTAATTGGCCGAGTGGTTACTGATACGGCGTCAGTCGTAGCGTCATCGCCCTCAATTACGAAGTTCGTAGCTGAAGCGGCGGCCAGATCGTGTGCCTGCCATTCATGTTTAACTGATGTCGCAGTGGTGCGCGGCAGCATCGATAAAAATGGCGTTTTAGTGGGAGCGACTTCGTAGATAATATCTGATAAGTCTTCTCTGTTTCCTATTGATCCATAGGTGGATAGTGTATCTGCTGGTAATGCCATGATAAATCCTCTTTAAACTTTTCCGGTTTCTAAAAGGTAAGCGGCTAAAGAGCCTATCTTACCCCCTGATTGTTTGACTTTGTTCTTGAGCTCTGCATGTTTTTTAGCATCCGTATCCACAGCCTTGATCGCGCCCACTTTCGCTATCTTGGGTGCTTTACGCACTTTTTTAGTAATAGAGGGCTTGGTTTGCTGAAGCTGGTCATACAACATGGCTTTTCGCGCCATAACGACAATTTTGTGATCGCTAATACCAGGCTGAACGATTGCCCCGTTTTGATCACGCACTCCGTATAAGTTTTCATTAGAGTAGCCATGAGCAGTTTGTAAGTAGGACATAACCTCAGAAAACTCTTTTTTAGCCGTTTCGGGTTTATCCCATCCCTCAATCGCCTGGTAGAGTTTTTGGTCTTCCGCTTGTAAATGTGCTTGCAACTCTTGATTCTGCTTAACGTCTTGCTCGTGCTTGTCTTGCTGTACTTTTTGGTATGCTTCAGTAATAGACTGTTTTCGTGCATCAAAATCCCGTTGCTGTGCTGCATATTCGGCGGGGTCTTCTGCACGAAGCGAATTCCAGTCAATCGATTCAAATTCACGCGTTAACTCACCATAAGCAAGCTGCGTTAATGTTTCGGTTTCCTGGAGTTTTGCTGATACTTGAGACTCAAGTTCAGTACGTTGTGTGTCGAGTGCTTTTTGCGCTTCGACGACTTCCATGTTTTGTTTATTGAGGTGGCCTTCTAATTGATGGCTCTTAATGAGATCACTAAATTTAGCAACACCCTCCTGACCATCTATTTTAGTTTTCACTAATATAGCACCACTATCATCAACATCGAGTTTATCAGCTTCGACGCCTAGATATTCGGCAAGGTCAGAGAGTTCTATTTGCGATTCAGTGTTTTCATCTTCGGCGTCTGTTGACACCTCTTCTTCCTGTGCTTCCTCGCTAGATTCAGCAGTTTCTACTTCTTCTGGCTCACTTTTTTCAAGTGAATCAGACTCTTCGACGATCTCAGTATCGAGATCGTCTTGAGTTTCTTCTGGTGGAGCCAATCGCTCCATTAATTGGTCATGTACACTCGCGCCCGTTTGGGTAGCTTGATTTTCCATACTTTATGTCTCCCGACATTATGCTGAATGTTATCAGCGTTTAAAAACTGAGGTCTTTTTTATTTCCTTTAAATTCGGTTCGCGTTCTACATCGTTCATGATGCGCACTAATTCTCTTTGTATACCATAGAATATCTGCTTGGCTAAAACAACGCTTTGTGCCATTTTAGGATCGTTTGGAGCGCAACCTTTAAGTTTTTCTTCCAGGTTGCGCTCAATCTTTTCCATTGCCTTTTTATAGGCTGGATTACTTAAAACATTATTAGCATCTGTGTTTCTTAATTTGTCAGTCATAAGCTCTCTAATAGCATGGCAATGGCCTTTTTACGGCGTTTTCGTTTCTGTTCGGCTTTGAGTTCAGTTATATACTCAGCCTCCATTGTATTATGGACAATGAACTGCTTTTTAGCAAATTTCCCCGTTTTTTGCTTTTCAACAACAACCGTCTTATTTTTGTCCTTAATTTCCCAAGGAAGAAGAAAATTGTCTAAATCATCCTCATATTTCTTCTTGGCGTAGTGCTTAACACCAGCTCTAACTGATACAGATTCACATATAAACCCAGATACCGCCAAGCATGCAGGGCTTCTGGTGGGGATATGTCCTGATGTGGCAACACTTAATGTCATGTTCTCGTAATGCTGGTTGGAGTAATGGTTAACACCTTGCTGTCTACCGTTACCACAGAGCTTGTCACGCCGTCGCCAGTTATTGCCGCGGCGTTATCTGGATCGGCTCCTTTAAACTGCCATAAATCATTCGTTCTTTTGTATATTGTTTTGTCGGTTACCGTCTCAGTTCCTGTTTGGGTATGGGTAACCTCACAACTCCCGCCCCTTAGAGTGAAAGTACCTGCTGTTATCGTGGAATCTATAACAACACGACCGGACGGCACATCAGCGGACACGTCAACGGCAGCCGAACAGTTAATAAACTTAACCCCCCCGTTGTATTTTCTCATAAGAACTGAGGTAGGAGTGGCCCCGCCTAAATCAATAACTGCTAATTGAGAAGGCCCTCCACCTGCAAAATTGGAGTTACAATTCCATATGTTAAGCGAGGTGCTACTGACTAAAGTAATGGTGCCGTTTAGTGCGCATTCTTGGAAGAAATCTCCAGTAGCCGTATCGACAGTGATATCTAAAACAATACACTGCCTTAGTATATTAGTACCGTCTAAAGTACCCTGAATAATACAATGCTGGAATTCACAATTTGTGACGTCTGCTGACGCATCTACCGTTACAACAATATTAGCTGGAGAATCACCGATAAAGCGATAACCTTCCGACACATCCTGAGAGCTTATAGTTAAGTTTCCAACTACGAAAAAGTCGCGGAATCCTCGTGCGTCAGCTATTAGTTCAGCATCAGCTATATTGTTAACAGGCTGTTCTCGTGTACCGACCGGAAAATCTGTGCCTGAATAACCTGATGCTGGATCGATAGCCACCGCGCCAAAGAAACTTGAGGCTTCTAATTGGGTTTGATTCGCTAAGGTGGCCGAACTTGATGCTGTTCTAACCACGTTAGTATTAGGAGATTGTAATATAGAACTGAGTGAAGCTCCTACATCGTCAACCGCTACTAAGTTACCACCTGAGATATTACACTGAACATTTACATAAATTGAGTAATTGTCCGTATTTAACCAGGTTGTCCTTGCCCCTCCGGTGATTTGCTGAGACACAAGATTAGTTTCGTCGGTCACAGATAAAATGGTCGCCATTGAGCCAGTTGTGGAATTAAACACCGTATCACCACGGGATACCCCGTTAGTGACGAATAACCCACCAACTGCATTTAATAACGTTCCTGTCGTATCGTTTGAACTTACCGCTCCGAATTCTGTCGCTACCGTTCGTCCGGCAAACTGGATTTGAGCATCCTGTAATGTGGATGTGATCCCAACCGTTACACCACCACCCAGATCTTCTTTACCTGCCGACAGGATTAATCTAGGAAACTGCCCACCTTCAATCGAGTCCTCGTAATCAGTAATGGTGCTGTGTATATCTTGAACGGTCGCCTCTACTGAAGGCGCGGCAATCGTAATGATGCGCGGACTTACTTCCATGTTGAACGTAAAGTCTGTTCTTACGGCCATTTTAAACCTCTATATGAATATTAGCCTCAGCTTCAGCCTTCTTTTTATCGGCTTCTTCGATGCTGGCAATCATGGCTTTATAGTCGGCGATGGTTTTATCTTCTTTGCCCATCGCCTCTTTAAGCAGTTTCTTATTATTCCTGCACTGCTTAATCCCGTTTCTCAACCCTTCAACGGTATACATTATGCGTATATCGAGTCAGTGTTACGGATACAAGGTGTATCTTTATCCGTTCCTGATGTTGAGCCATCATTCACAAAGCGTTTTATCTTAGTCGTGGCGCGAGTATTGGCCACTTTCACCCGGTAAAAAATAGGTGAAGCATAAACGATTGATACGCTGGCACTGGTTGAGCTTGCGTATTCCCCGATTAAGGACACATAAACATCATCAGCGGTATCGACCAAAGCAATCGGAATACAGTTAATTTCCACAGTATCGCCGTTTGTCTGTCCTGATATCCCTGTTCCTTCTAATGTCAATTGAGTATCAGAATCCACCGTCAAGACGTACCCCACCCCGCCAGCAGTGGAGTTATAGACTAAATCACCCCTCTGAACGTTGGCATTAAACCCACCTGTCGCATAAGTGACTTGAGTGGCATTGGTCGTTGCCGTGGTCACAAAGGCGGCAAAGTTAGCCAGCGTAAAGGTGGATGTCGCCCATGATGAGAACCTGATCGCGTAATGCGCGTTATTATCAGAAGCATCTCTAAGGTTTAACTGTCCACCTGTAGACTTACCAGGGGTGTCCGCACTAATCGCAGTATCTACGACTAATGTCGCGGCTCCCGCTGCTTCGCCACCGGCTGCTGAATATTCGGTTTTGTCGATGGTCCCACCTGATCCAGTTAATCGATGCATCCAAACTTGATCGTCTGTCGCAGTTGTTATGCCTGTCCCAACAAGATTAGATACAGATAGTGAGATCGCAGTAGGTCTTGAGATTGCATCACCATTAGCTTTTTTACCATCATTAGATGGTATTGTTTCAAACGAGTTTTCATCAGCACCAATCCAATTGACAGGAACAATTCCGCGAGCAAAGAAGTATCGACCACCGGCAAAGGTACCAAAAGGACTCGCAGTATTAGCGTTAAACGCGGTTGCTGTGGTGTTGGGGGTGACTGTGCCACCCACATCGTTATCTGTAACAACATTAGTGGTATCAAAAGTCCCTCTAACATCACGTAATAACATTTGTTTTAGTGTGACATCATGAGAAACCACAATACCCGTGGCCAAAGAAGTAGCTTGAGAAACGTCTGACCCTTCAGAAATAGTACCAGTTACCGTACCGGAATATTCTAAAAATACAGTAGGCCCTACATATTGCTCGCCTGCTATACCATCTGTCGGTGTTGTGCCTAATGTGCCATTTTGGCAAACATACTGCGTCCACTCGTAAACCTCACTTAATGGGTTAGATTGGCAATCTAGCAAAGCGCCATAACCTTCGGCTGTACCGTTATCATCAATATCTGAGGTGGTATTACCATGAACCATTGTAGGCGCGGTATTAGACGTAAACCACGTCGCCAGTGCTGGGCCTTGGTTAGCTGGAGCAACGATACCTTTTGAGCCGGTACCCGTACCAGGAGAAACAGAGTTGATTGTTTCGGCTGCTGTGCTGAAGGTAATTTGTGGATCGCCAATCAGGTAGTAATGGAAAACCCATGTAGGGCTAGAGCCTGTTATTAAAGTAATGACCCCTTTTGCGCCAGACGTACCACCCTCAATAACATCCCCGACCGCGTGAGTATCAGAGATAACAGAGGCCATAGTGATAGATTGATAACCCGTAGTATGGTTAGAATCTGCTGAAGGCTTAAGAGGAATAGGGTTACGACCACCAGAAGCCGAAGCAGTGGACTCGAAAGAATCACCTAATGTATTGCCTTTACGTGCGAACCACGTCACATTTCTATCATCTATCGCGGCTAATGTCGCGGAGGTGATGTCATTTGTGAATAGAGCTCTATCAACTGATCCTTCTGGCCAGTAATCTTGGGAGTCGGTATTATTACCGTCATTTACATCATAAACTCGTGTTCTAGCGCCATCTGCCACTGTGCCTTGATAAGCATACCAATGCGTATTAGCGTCAACAGGCAGTACATTATAGAAGTTAGCCCAGACCTGCTCACCTGTGTTTGATACCGCGCCTGACTGTGAAGCGGTTAATGCGTCACATGTAATAACCTGTGAGGCGGTTGTAAATGAGCTTGTATTGGTATCAGGACGAATAACTAAATATTCAGTACCACCCGAATCAGGGACAAGGATCTCTAAAAGCGTTCCCGCGCCTGTGGTTGCGCCTGAGATATCTAAACCGTATTTGGCTGTGGTGATGGTATTAGAGGTAACAGGGACAATAATAATCCCTGTGTCTGTACCGTTTGCATGAGTCCAGCCCGAGGTTTGAAGTGCGCCGCCTGTGACGTGTTGCATACATTCATAAGAGATATACCACGGATCGGCATCATTCGCATCAATCAGGCCAATTGTATACTCAACCGGCGTTTCGGCCGTCATACAGGTTGCATCATCACCTGTGGCTGACTCATCCAATAGGTCGGCCATTGCGGAATAAATTTCGTTAATTGTGCGTGTGCCCGTAGCGGAGCCTGTCCACTCAAGGCGCTTTTGCCGGTTTTCATCAAGGTAATATACCGTGATGTCTGTGCCTAATATTGTGCTTGACATAATATGCTCCTAAGCATTGTTATTTGGGTCTACTGTTAATGTTCTTGTGGATGAAAAGCCTGTACCTGTCTCAATTGTGCCTGTTGCGCTGTCATGGATATATTTTGTATCGCCTGGGGAAGACTTTCTGACCCGGTAATAAACACCCGCTGGGGTTGTGTCTGTAAAATTGGTTGTGGCTATGCCAGAGGCATTTGTGTCTTGTAGCATCACTTGACTATCATCCGCAGTTAAGTACATGGACACCTGTGCTCCGGCTATATTCGCACCTAATCTGTCGATAACTTTAACTGTTACCGTAACCGAAGCAGGAGGCGACCATGTAACCCCGGCGTCATCTGTGGCGTAATCTAACGTGCCGCCGCCTATATCTACTAAAAATATACCTATACTATTACTTCTTTCAGTGTAGAAGCTAGATCCTGTGGCGTAAAGGGGTTGAGTTTGGGCGCTTCTGCACCATTCCCATATCAACTCACCATCCGCTGTAAGGGTGGTCTTATTCTGAATCGCCGCTAAATAATCATAGATTGTCTGTAAAGACAGCGTTTGGCAGTCTATCCACACAGAGAATCTCTGTTCACTAGAAGCGGTGAGTGTAGCCGTCCAACCTGCGCCGTTACTCAGGGACTCGGTTCCGCTAAAAGCATTAGCATCACGGGTTTTTAAATGAATCTCTCCGGCTGTTGAATTACCGTCTAATATCTCTGTAACGATACCATCGGCTGTTGATGTGCCGCCCGTGACTGTATTGCCAACTGCTAATGTTCCTGTGCCACCTGTAAATGAAATAACGCTTGATGCGTTTGTATCTTCATTCCATGTGACCGTTGCCCCTGCTGTTTCTGCTGTGGCTTGGGTAGTTTGAACAATATTAGTATCAGGCGAGAGTACAACATCGCCGATAAATTTATCAGTAGAGGATTGTGAAAAGACCGCAGGTAAATACAGCCATTTGCCGACTTGTCTTGCATGTCCGCCGTAAGTCGTCGTTGCACCTGTGCCTGTTGTCCAGATATGGGCTAGATAAATAAATGAGTCAGAGGCAAGGCCATTCACATCAGTAGTCAACTCAAGGACTAAATCGCCAAGCACGGTATTCTCATAAATATTAACCAGCGCGTTTTGTAATAGTGTGCCGTCCGCCTCTTTAACCGTTGCAGTGACTTCTATTCTATCATTAATGGTCGCTGAAGTTGTTACTGCGGCATCATTAAAATCTGAGTGAAGTGTGGCCGTCCAGATAGCGTTGATAAAATGCCATATATCACTGTTAATTAATGTGACTAAATCAGTCACGCCAGCAAAGTTAACGTTCTTTAATGTTTTAGTGTCGGCTGTGGCAGAGCCTTGAATCGTGTCTACATTCGATAAAACAAGCCCATCACAGTCAGTTCCAGCATCAACCCTGACTATTTCAGTCGTGCCGCCTTTACCGTAAACCTTAACATCCCTTAACAGGGTGTCATAAAAATGAGCCTCATTAGTGAAATTAAGGAATTTTGTTCCGTAGTATCTGGCAACAGACCCATTCGCATGTTCTATCTGCTGTGCTACGAGCTGTGCCCACCACAATAAATCATAACAATGTGATATTGCGCCACTCTGCGCCTGATATGATGGTTCGGTTGCGGTATTATTAACATACAGGATTTCACCTCCGTTAATATAGCTACCTCCTGATTCATAGCCTGAATAGAAAGAGCCGCCTGACTGGTGAAAAAAGGTAATAGCCGAACCAGTATCATCCATTTCCCACGCGCCGCCATTCATGATCTGAAGTCCGCCACCGCTGGGAATTGTTAAATCGTTTGAAAAAGTGAGATAACCTGTTCTTACAGTAAAGCCTATACCACCAGACGCACCGCCATCTTCAATATCAAACCCCTCGTAAGGCACATGGATTGTATCTGTTGTGCCTACTGGCTGCGTATCAAAAGGTTCATGGACATCAAGCAAAAACGTTGTACCTTCATCCGTTTCACCAGTACACATCCTTATCTGCTGAGAACCTAGCTCGCGGTTAATAATTAGCAAACGTCCTACATAGCTATTACCTATTGAGCCAGTGGTTGCGCCTGAACCTATTTGACCATTCCCCGCCGTCACCAAATCATCGGATACGCGCACTTGACTGAGATTACTCGGCTGTGAAGCAGGTAAATTCTCATTCATTGCGTGAGTAGTTGTTAGCGTTCCCGGGCCTGCTCCGTAAGTTATTGCCATTTATTCAAGTCTTCTTGCTAAGGGCGGAATTTATTGCATCTATTACAGTTAAAGGCACCCTGCATACGCTAATATCGCTGCCAACGTATATCTGTAAGTCAATGGTTTTCTCCCTTTCTGGATCATTGTTAATAACAACAGTCGACAACTCAACCTCTGCTTGAGTAGGTCTATAGTCTTGCGTCCCTTTTATATGTTTAATTCTTGGGTTTTGCGTTTTTACTTTCTTAACTTTTGCCATACATTTCTCCTATTCAAACCAACCCACTTCACCAAATAAAATTAGTAGCCGCCTATCTTGTTGTGGGACAGTAGCTAATCCATATTCATCGTAAGTCGCCTGAATAATATTGGTAATTCGGTTATTCGCCAGTGCTTGAGCGGTAACGAGGTCGATACCAAGCCCGAAATAGATATATTTTAAAGCCCTGCGCTGCTGGACTGCGTTTAAGCCTTCAAGCACCATTTCGGCTATAGAATCCTCAACAACCTTTTCTGTTCGATATTCATGCCAAAAAGCTAAGTAGATTGCCTTTTGTCGTAAATCACTTAGTGGTGCGCCCACAGTCACCGTTCCAGCTAAGAATTGTTCTTCCAAAAATGCAAGCGCTGGCATACGTGCAACACCACCACCAACATCATCATCGGGACATTCCAGAATAGTGTTGTCATTCCAGCACAATAAGGACTCTTTCGAGGTATTATTATCTATTCCGCTGGCCTGAATCACGACCTCTGTCACTCCAAAGGAAATAATAACGCGGACATTATCAAGTCCGGAGACGTTACCTGGGTCACTAATAGCATATTGGTCAATATACTCGCCTGAACGTACCACGGCAGATGCAGCAAAAACATTTGTCGTAATTAATAATAGTAAAACTGTTAATATTTTCATTTTTGCATCCGTTCGCTTCACAGCGATCTATTCAATTGGTTCGACTCTTATCGGGTCGCCTGCTTCGTTATAAATTACTTTCTTAGGTTTAGCCATTTGTGAGGCCAGCCCGTTAACCTGGTCTGTTAATCCAGTAGCTATGCCTTCCATACCCGCCATATTTTGGCTGTTCATTTCGGATATTTCGCCTAGCAATGAGTTAATCATTTCGGTTAGCCGTTCGTCGTTATCTTCTGACATATCGGTGAACTTAGTACCAACGGCCTCCTGGAAGGTTGCGCCAAGTTTCAATTGATTAATAGCCATATCTGTTTCGGCCTTGAGCTCAGCTTTAAATCTATCGGCTTCAATCTTAGCGGCTTCTGTCTTACCTTTGATATCCGCCTCATATTCTCTGACAGCCAGGTCACGCTCTCTTAAATCCAAATCACGGGCTTTATGCTCAGCCTCAATCTGTGCCTTATATCGCTCTAAATTAGCACGCTCAAGTTCGATACGTTCTTTTGAATCAGACTCAAACTGCTTAACCTGCATATTGATTTGACCTTTAACCTGCTCAGCCTCAGCTAATGGGTTAGGCTCGTCTTTCTGTGATGCTTGCATAAACTGCTGATGCTCTGGAGAGCCTGGCTTCATCACGTATTTTTCGGGGGTTTCACTACCTAATGACCGCCCAATATCCTCAAATAGGTTATAGGCTTGCTGTGGTCCAACTAACCCGAATTGCATCATTCTTTCCTGCTCTGAGGAGAAAGCTGACAGCTTCATCCGTTTCTCTTCCTCGGTGCCAGTCCCTAATCCGACAGTGATACGCATATCAGTACGGGTTTTCCACTCTTGTGGGTTAACTGAGACATATTGGCCGTTTAATTTGTAGGACATTTCTTTATCTTGATGTTTAATTAGAAGCTCATGGACTCTTAGGCAAACTTCTTTAACCCCTTCAGCGAGTAATCGCGCAATCATTTCTACTTTCTGCGAGGCTTTTGCGACTCCCTCAAGATAAACTTTGTTATTCACATCTTTTAAAACATTTGGATCTAAACTGGTATTGGTCTCATTAATTCCGGTCCGACCTTCTTTATCTTTGTTGATCATATCAATAGCGGGGAGGATATCAGCAACAATCGATTGTGGTTTGGTATACATGAGCGCGCTTTGCACCTCTGCGTCACCCTCAATTCTAATCACGTTACCGGCTTCAGACCTTAATGCATCATCCATATCAACCCGATCATTAACCACCTTTTCGGTTGAGTTAATACGGTAGATATTATCCAGCATTTGGCGTTTTAGGACGGTATTAATCTGTTGTAAGTCAGCAATGTCATCATCTAGTGATTCGCCTACGTGACGATGGGGCACACGTTTCGGGGTTAGGGCCGTAATAGCGACACAATCAACCACTTCGTTCCATTCTTTACCAGGCGGGATCTTATTGCCTACAGAAATAACTTTTCTCAGCTCTGCTTTGCTGTCCTCATCGAAATCAACGCGGATGTATGCCTCGCAGTACTCAATTTCATCCATTGAGCGATCATTAAAGCTGGAGTCTTCCTGGAAGTCGTCTTCTACCGTATCCCTGGCATTGGTTAGCGTGTCATTGTCTTCGTCGTTTCGTGAGGGGAGGTTGTTAACAAAGTCTGTGGGCATTCCCATTTCGATTAATTCTGTGCGTGTTTTGGTGGTGACATGCTCAGTGAATGGGGAGGTTTGGGTGCTGCCTTTGCATCGATTAGAGACCCGGACCTCTTCGGTTGGTATCGGCTCAACTATATAATTCTTTTCTTTAGTGGTGGTCCTGACTCTAATTTCAAAGACAGGGACCTCAATTGTGGTTCCATCTTGAGAGGGTAAATAGACTACGCCTTGCTCTTGCTCGATTATCTCAACTTCTCCATCTTGCTCAAGTTCCTGGATAACCTGCAGTAGTTCGTCTTCGGTCAGCCCAGAGTATTCTGATTCAGATATAACCTCTGTTTCTTCATAGTAATGTTTGCAATATGCATTTTTTAACAGGAGCGCATCGTGGAACAGGTCGTGTAATAACAGGACGCCGTTGTTCTTCGCCATAATGACATGATTAACGGTCTCGGTTTCTTGCTTGGCACGTTGTTCGTCGTCCTCTCCGATTGGAGTGAACTCAGCAATGTTACCGCTTTGGGCGAATATCTTGATTAATGCTGGCTTGATCCAATCTAGCGTCTCTTTTAAGTCCATTGATACGACTTGAGAGCGGCCGTCCTCTTCGTCGCCGTATGGCCTGCCGTAATAATGGTCTAATGCTGCAGCTCGGTCGATTGTTAGCTCTGTATCTTCAGCACCCAGAGAGGAATCTCTGTGAACTGCGATAATAGATAGTAACTCACTGTTATTCAAGGTATTTATCGTCCGCTGGCAGGGTTAATGTGCTTGTATCATACCCTTTTTCGGTTAATCGTGCTTTGATTCTCTTGACCCGCTCGGTTAAGGGTAAGCTTATCGACTGACCATCCCATATTCTCATGGCTAAGGCGTTCATTTCGTCACCTGTTTCGATTGGCTCTACGATTTCGACCGTTACGTCAGCTCCTTCAATCTCAGTGGTCTTCTTTGCTTTCTTCTTACTCATACAATCCCCTTATTCCTCAGTTTTAGTGGTTTACGTTTAACTTTCTTCTTTGCATCCACTTCTATCTTATCGACCGACATCATAACCATATCCGACAAGTTAGGCGAATCCAGCTTGAATTTGTCCTTCATTTCCTGCTTAGAGTATAACTGAATCACGCCAGACCCATTGTATTTACGAGGGAGCCTGCACAACTCAGATCTAAGCTTCTGTATACAGTTTATATCACTTGAGAAACTAATCAACTCATCCGAGTCATACATGGCTTTTTTGTTAACAACCTGCCATGTTTTATAGATTCTGTCTCGGATATTCCAATAACACTGAGCCCTTCTGTTTTTAAAGGTCTCCTCATTAGTTTTCTCATTGCCTTTTTCTATTTTCTGATAAACCTCTTCTGGGTCATAAACAGCCCCGCCTCCGTGGAACAAGTGATATTTAGTGTGTTTGCCGGAAAATGACTGTGCCACTTGCCGCTTTAAGGTTAGCCCGAGCCCGTCCGCGTCGAATATAAAGTGGTCAGCTCCTTGTTCTATAGCCAGGTCACAGGCCCAGTCACATGCATCATTAACATCTAACTCAAGGTTTTCCTGTGCGTCCATAAAGACTACGCCATGCCTCAAGCCATAGGAGCGTGCATCGCCTGAGTCTGCTGGATCGTGAGTGGCCACCTTCATTCCTCGCGGCTTGAATCCAATCTTAATGTGAGCATCAACACAAGCATCAAACCATTCTGCCTCGATAATAGCTGATTCAATATAGTCATTGTAATGACCCAGCCAGATATGATCGTATTCAGCCCTTGACTTGTTTTCCAGGTCCCATACACGCTCCTGCTCTAAAACATCAGGGAACCACGGATTGTCAATGTAATTAATCCAGACGATAAAGTGTAATTCATCCTCATAATACCCGTCTCTTAACAGTTCTTTCTCAAAGGGCTTAAGGAATCGTTTACTCATTGGGTCTTCAGAGCTTTGCGGGTTCATACTCACCCATAACTCGGAATCAGTCTCGCGTAGTGTGGGCGTCAACATATCAAGTGAGTCTTGTGAGATTGACTGACCTTCCTCAATCCAGAAGTACTTGAAGCCATGCATAGATTTAACAGCATCTGGGTTACGAGCCAGTCCTTTGAATCTAAACTCACCGCCCACCGTGTTATATATCGATGCTTTCTCTGAAGTGAAGCCTTCAAAATCTAACCTGGATATTTCATGTTTAAGGAGTGAATGAACAGAATCCTCAATTGAGTTCTGCATTTCCCTAAAGCAACCAATCTTGGCTTGCTCGGTCTGGGATTTCATTAAGAAGATATCAGCAAAGGTTTGTGACTTGGCGGCTCCTCGCCCACCGAAAGCAATCTTGAATCGCTTCTTTTTGGTTAAGAATCCTTCAAGCTTACTTGGTACTGTCAGTGCTGGCATTTACGATAGTTACAGTGAAATCAGTTTTAATTGGGTCTCCGCCCTCGCCTGTTAATTCAACCATTTTTATATCGGGTAAATATTTAGAAATCAGCCCTTTCTTTATGTCTGCGGCTGCTTTAAGTCTTTGTATTTGAAGGGGGTCTAATGATTCATCAAGCTTTGCTAATTTGTTAGCAATATCAATAACATGCTCAACGTGCTTTTGCTTAGATAACTGCTCTCTTAGAGCGTTCTGTCGCATTGCTCTATTCTTGTTTGCTGATGTTGTAGCCATAGCGCCCTCGGGTAGCTAAATTAATATAATCTTATATTAGCCTTTAAGGGAGGGTTTATCAAGTTGTGATGTGTCCTGCGTTATATTCCGACCGCTCCTTGAAAGAGCGGTTTATTCTTAGTTTAATTTCATACTCTACGGCGGATACTCTGGCTCTGGCTAATACCAAGTCGGAGCGGATTTCACCTAACTTTTGTATACATTCCCTGTATTCTTGTGATGTTCGGGCCTTTTTCTCTGCGGCTGAGATAGAATCACCCTTAGCGGCATAGTGATTAGTTAATTCACTCAAGATAATCGGCCTGGAATGCTCCGCTATTTGCCAGTCCTTTTCCTTTTCAGCCTGATCCTTAGATTTCTTCCACAGCTCATGTGTTAATTGCTCTGTGGGTATTTGTGATATTGGGTTACTCATTTAAATTAACGGCCTGTCTGATTCTAGCGCGCTCATTTCTTCTTTTCGGGTTTTACGCTCACCTATTCCTAGACGCATAACGAATTCTGCTGCTGCTTGTTCGCCTCTGGCACGCTTGGACTCGTTCTCAGCCATGATGGACACAATTACTCTAATGGCTGCGTCCAGGTTCTCTATATGACGAGAATCGATGTCCTTAGCTTCTTTATTGACCCGGTGCATATATTCACGAATTAAATCTTCTTTAGTTGTTAGTATTTCCATTATATCCACTCCTCATAAGTCCATGTCTGGACACGTTTAGCAAAGGCAATATCAGCCCCGCATTGTTCACAATTCTTTACAGTCTTGCCTATTTTAACTATTTCGCCGCGCTTCATGGCCTTTAGTGCGTTACTGGCCATCATCCAGCCTTTACCTCTGTACTTGTCGTGGGTGCAGGTCAAAACATAGCCTGTTGTCGTGTTTCGTTGTTAAATCGCTCTTGAGCGGCTCTAAAGTAGTCCTCGTCTTTTTCTATTCCTACGAAGTCACATCCGAAGTAATGCGCGGCTATTGCGCTAGAGCCTGAACCCAGATGGGTGTCGAGTATTCTTTGTTTTGGCTCTGAATAGTTATCAAGCAACCACTGGTATAATTTAATGGGTTTTTGTGTTGGGTGGATTCTTTGCTCTTTGTTTTTCATATCACCCTGCAGCATTCCAGCCCATTGAAATTTAAACTTTCTTACTGCAGTCTTAAAGCTAGTATAAGCAAGCTCGCAGTCAGCAAAATCACAGGCTCCGTTGTCTTTGTCCCAAACGATCCAACAAGGCGAATTACACATAAATTGAAGATTGTCTATAAAATGATTTGCACCCCAAATTATCTGATTTTTGCTGATTCTCTTTAACTCATCAAAATAGCCGCAGTCAGGCGCTTTAATATCCCACTCCTTATCCTTATAATTATTTGATGCAACTCTATTCCTTGATTCGTTGCTTTTGCTTTCCATAATCCCATAAGGCGGATCAACAATCGCTAAGTCAAACTGATTATCCTTGCAGGTTTTCATATATTCCATGCAATCCATATTTAATAATTCAATCATTAATAAGCTCTAATATTATTAATTGCTCTTTTAATTCGGCCACTATATCAGATAATTCTAATATGGCTGC